ATTCAGGAAGACGCCTACGAAGGCAAAGGCGGGTTTTCTGATGGGTCGTACCTGTGGCGCTACCCCGCGGAAGGGGACGGCGGCTGGGGAAGCCGGCAGAAAATGGCGCGGTACCACAACTACACCGGCCCGATTGTCGACATCTACGATCGCCACCTGTTCGCGCGCGGGATCACGCGGTCGTGCAAAGACCAGGCGTATATCGACTGGGCGGACAACATCGACGGCCGCGGCCAGACGCTGACGGATCTACTCAAACGCGCCTGCGCCATGGGCCTGATGACCGGCCACGTGGGGATTCTGCTGGACAAAGATCCGACGCCGCCCGCCGGCCCGGCGCGCGTCGATGACGTGGGCCGCGTTCGCCCGCTGATCTTCACCGCGACCGCGATCCCCGATTGGCGCTACATCGGGGACAGCCTGCAAGCCGTGAAGCTGATCGAAGCGGAGCAGTCGACGGATATCCTGGGGACGCCTGACGAAACCGATGACGAAGACACCGCCCGCCGCCTGGTCTGGACGGTGGAAGGCTGGGCGCGATTCGACTCCGCGGGGACCCTGATCGCCGGCGACACGCCGCCCCTGGGCCTGGTCCCCTTTGTCGTGCTGCGCGTGAAACGGGCGACGTCGTCCCAGATGGTCGGCCGCGCCCTGCTGGGGGACGCCAACATCGTGCGGGGTATCTACAATCGCTGCTCAGAGGAAGACGAAGTCCTGCGGAACCAGGCGTTTTCGCTGCTGACGGTGAGTGTCCCGAATGACGGCGACGTCGAAAGCACTCGAGCGCAGATCGGGAACGTGATCGGCGCGGCTAAGGCGATCGTCGCCAAGGGAACCATCGACTACAAAACGCCCAACCAGGACATTCCTGGAGTGATTCGAGGCAGTAAAAACGACCTGATCGCCGCCCTGTATCGGGCTGCGCACATCCGCCAGCCTCGAGAGTCCGCCCAGATCGAGACGGCCGAAGCGATCAAGCTGCAAAATGACGAGCTCAACGAAGTACTGGCGGACGCCGCCCGCACCATGGCGCAAGTCGAAAGGGAAGTGGCGCGCGCATGGTTCGCGTGGACGCGGGCCACGCCGGAACAGGCCCAAGCCGAATTCGAGAAAGCCGAATTCTCCGCCACCTACCCGTCGCAGTTTTTCCTAGAGTCTGTCGCGGACGAGCTCGCAGAGATTGAACAGGGGATCGCGTTGAATCTCGGCCAGACCATGACCACACGTCTAAAGATGCGCGCGGTTCGGCGACTCGATCCCGACATCGCCCCCGACGAAATGCAGAAGATTGAAAAGGAAGTGGAAGCCGCCAGCGCCACGCCGGATCCCCTGGACACCGGCCAGGACGACCCGAACGCCGACGACCCGGCCGCCGATGACGACCCGGAGGCCGCCGCGGCGTAACCCGTGACCGAAGCCGAGATTCACGCGATCGCCGACCGGCTGGATCCCGCCATCCGGGCGGCCTGGCTCAAGGCGGTCAACGAAATCCGCCGGCGACTCTCCCGCGCGCGCGTCGATCGACTCCTGCGCGCCCGGTCTGCCGCCGCCTTCGCCAGCGCCGTGCAAGCCATCGCCCCGGACGCCACCATGGCCCCCCTGCTGAACATCCTGCGCGCCGGCGCCACCACATCGGCAACCCGGGAAGTCGCGCGCATGACCACCAGTTTTCGCCACGTGTCGGCGACCGCGGTCCGGACCGCCGAACTGGCCGCCGGCGCGCGCGTGGTGTCCATTACCAACCGCGTCCGTCAACTCATCCGCGCCGAAGTGGTCCGCAGCGTCAAGGGGGAACAGACGCCACAACAGGCCGCAAAAGCGATCGCTCGAGTGGTCGGGCTGACGCCGCGGCAAGCTCGAGCACTATCCCGTCAACGGGACGCGATGATCGCCGCCGGCGCGACGGAACGGGCCGCCGACGCCTGGGCCGCGAAGGAAGCGGCCCGCCGGATCCGGGAACGGGCGAAGGTGATCGCCAGGACGGAAGCGATCGCCGCGTCCAACGCCGGCCAGATCGCGGCCTGGAAAGCCCTTCAGGGGCAAGGGTTGATCCCCCCGGACGCCCAAAAGCGGTGGGTTGTGACTCGAGACGATCGGCTGTGTCCGGTGTGCGCGCCGATGGCCGGGCAGACCGTCCCCGTCGGCGCCGAGTTTGAATCTCTGCCTTTGGGTCGTATACTGGCGCCGCCATTACACCCGCGCTGCCGTTGCACGGTGGTGCTTGCGGTGAGTGGCAGACGCCGGGCGGCGGACGCCGCCTGACGAAGCCCGGAGGGGCGGATCGCATGGCGAAGACAGCCGAAGAACTCGAGCGCGACGTTGAATATTGGAAGACGGAAGGTCAGCGGGCCTTTCAGGAACGGGACGCGACCAACAAGAAATTGCGCGACCTGGAAGGGCGCGTCTTTTCCGATGACGATCGCCGGCTGTTTGACAAACTGAAGTCGCAGTCCAAACAGATCGAGGAAGACGCGGCGAAGGCGGCGGGCAAGTGGGACGAATTCAAAGGCAAGCTGGAAGCGGAGCACAACGAACGATTGACGGCAGAATCCGCGCGGGCCGCGAAAGCGAATGAACGCCTGAGCGCGCAGATCGTTCGGTCCGCGTTTGCGTCGGCGGTGGACCTGTTCGGCGGGCATCAACAGTCCAGCACGATCCTGGATGTCCCCTTGGCGATCGACGCCTTGGGTCGGTACGTGAAGGTGGAAGAAGACGACAAGGCGCCCGATGGGTACCGCGTCGTGGTGACGGGGCCGGACGGCCGCGCCATCGAAGGGGCGAACCGCAGCGCGCTACCCTTCGACACTGCGATCATGAAGGTGATCGAATCGCTGCCTAACAAGGATCGCATTCTGCGCGGAGGCCAGAAAGCCGGGAGCGGAAGCCCTGGAGCCGGAAACGGCGCATCCACTGATGTCGACGTGACGAACCTGCGGAAACTCGATCTGTCCGACCCGAAAGTCAGAGCCCAAGTGCGCGCGCAACAGAATCGCGGTTCGCGTGTGACCCAAGGCAAAGCCTTCGACGTGCTGGCAAATCGATCGGGCAAGTAGCCCCCGCGGTCGGACGTCGGCGAGTGAGAGACGCCGATGGCTGGAGAGACGACAACTACAACCCTTGTGGAAATGCTCCGGAATGCAAGCTGGAACGAGGGCCAGCTGTACTTCGCCGAACGTCCGGGCGTGTCCAACTTCGTGACGGTGCGCGATATCACCGGCGAAGACACGCTAGTGGGGCGCTTCCCGATTTACGACAAGGTCAGCGCGCTGGCCATCGCGGAGGCGACGGACTTCACCACGAACAGCGCCCTGGACACGTCCGGGTCGGCTGACGCGACGGTGTCCGAACACGCGATCAAGTTCATGATCACGGACCTGTCGATCGGCGCCGTCGTGGAAGACGTGATGTCCCCGTCGGACATGGTCACCGCCCGCGGTCGGTCCGAAGCGGCGATCGCCGGCCGGGCGGCGTCCGAAGCCTTGCAGCGCATGCAGGATCAGGACATCACGGCGCTATTCTCCGCGTTCAACTCGAGCACGGGATCCAACGCTGGCCCGCTGACGCAAACACTGCTCATCAACGCGATGACGCAGCTAAATATCGACAACATCCCCACCGATCGCCGGGTCGCGGTCATCAACGCGAAGCAGTGGCAGGCGCTTCTGCCGTCGTTCGATGATGCGTCTGTGTTCGGCGCTCAGGGCGCGGAGATTGTGTCGACGGGCGCGGTCGGCAACCTGTACGGGCTGCTGATCTTCATGACCAACAACGTGGCCACGGCCACCGTTTCGGCGTCGACCGTCTACGCCGGCGCGGTTATGCACGTCAGCGCGATCGGTCTGGCGACGAAGGGCGACATGCCCCAGATCGAAGCCGAACGCGATGCGTCTCTGCGCGCCACGGAACTGGTCTGCACGGGCGTGTGGGGCGAAGTGGAATACCGCGGCCAGGCGACCACGAATGGTCGCGGCGGCGCCGGCGTCTACTTCTACAGCAACACCACGAACTAGGGCTGCGGCCTGGACTATCCCCCAGGCGGCGGTATCTAGGTAGCCCGGCGTCGTCTGGTGGCGGCGCCGGGCTATTCTTTTGCCCGGAGGATTGACAAATGTTCACGCAACTACTGATCGAACTGGGCCGCGCCCAGGACACGTACCGCAATGTGCTCGAGGGCTTCGACAAGAAGCTGTTGGCGCTGGTCCCCGATGACGACGCCGAAGCCTTGGACAAGGCGCGCGAGATTCGCCGCGCGTACGCCTTGGAACTGCCGCCCGATCCCTGGGACGAACGCGAAAAGCTGGCGCTACTCGCGGACACCGTCGCCGACGCCCACGAACCCGAACCCGAACCCACGCCGGATCTCGCCTAGTAGGTGACAACAACCCCAGCCCGGCGTTAGACTCACGTCCGGCGGGGCTGGCCAGGACTGGCCGGCCCCGCGTCCGCCGGAGGGCGGCAAGACGTGAATCAGCAGCATCCGACCACCTTTACCCGCGTCCCGTTCAATACGAACTGGATTTCCCACGACAAACTGGACCTTAAAGGCATCTACCGCCGGCCGCGGTTCGTGCCCGACAAGTACGGCGACATGGTCCGCGAGCTCGACGCCCAGGGGATCCCGACCTGGGACGTGACCGGCGCGCTACCCATCCGACACCACAACAAGTGGGCCGGCCGCGGGT